AAAGCCTCAAGAGACATTCCTAACCGTTATCCTATCGGTTCAAATGTTGTAATAAACAGTGAAGATGATACGGTCTATATTGACGGCATCGCTAAAGCCGGAGAGATTGTTGATGGTTCACAATGGCTATCTATACCGCCTGGAGAATCTAAACTTGAGATGTATTTTTCAAGTTTTATAAAGAAAAAACCAACCGTGACAATCGAATTTGAAGAAAGGTGGCTCTAATCATGCTTTTAACAATTCATGATGCAAATTTACAAAAGGTTGCTTTTGTTGATAATAGCAAGCAAAGCACACTTAACTTTTACAACGATACCTGGACTAGAGGTTTACAAACAGGATCATCCACTTTTGAATTCACTGTATTTAAAAAGTCTATCAAGTCAGACACTCCAACCCAAAAAGCCTATTCTTATCTGAATGAACGGGCGTGGGTATCTTTCAAATATCATGGCAAGAGCTTTATTTTCAACGTTATGCAGGTTGAAGAAAATGAGCAGACAATTAAATGTTATTGCGAAAACCTCAATCTTGAGCTTATCAATGAGATAACCAATCCATATAAAGCCACAAAATCAATGACATTCGTTGAATATTGTAATGAGTTTGGTATTTTAAACTATTCTCATCTTTCTATTGGTGTCAATGAGGTGTCAGATAAAAAACTTACACTTGAATGGTCAGGGCAAGACACTAAACTTGCTCGTTTACTTAGTCTTGCTAAACGCTTTGACGCTGAGATTGAGTTTGACACACAGTTAAACACTGACAGTACAATTAAGAAATTCTCTATCAATGTCTATCATGAAAATGATGACAACCATCAAGGCGTAGGCCGTATCAGAAATGATATACAGTTAAAATACGGTAACAACATCACATCTATCACTAGAAAAATAGACAAGACAGGTATCTTTAACTCAATTCGTCCAACCGGTAAAAGAACGGTCAAAAATGAAGGAAAAGAAGATACAGAAGAAGTAGTAACTATCCAAGGATTGAATGATGATTGGAAAAAGTTTAATAAAGATGGCATTTGTGAATTTTATCAAATAGGTGCTTATCTTGTCGCACCTATATCAATGCAACTGTATCCGTCAACTTTCGCAAATTCAACAGGTGAACTAGACCAGTACACAAGAAAAGATTTTTCTTACGATACTGACAACCCTAAAGAATTAAGACGTTTGGCATACAATGAACTGAAAAAACATTGTTATCCAGCAATCACTTATGAAGTCGATGGCTTTGTCGATGTTGAAATCGGCGATACAGTCAAAATTCATGATGCTGGTTTCAATCCTTTGCTGGTAGTTCAAGCGCGAGTTACTGAACAGAAAATCAGCTTTTCAAATCCAGCAAGCAACAAAACAATATTTTCAAACTTTAAAGCCCTTGAAAATCAGTTGTCAGATGGAATACAAGAGGCTTTTGAGAGATTATTTGAGGCTGCTAAGCCATATACTATTAAATTATCAACGGACAATGGTGTTATCTTTAAAAATCAGATCGGTGAAACTATTATCACTCCAACACTTTACAAAGGCGGTAAACTAATTTCAGCCGAGGTAACGTGGAGATGGAGCTTAAACGATACAATCACTACTGGCATGACCTATACTGTAAGAGGTCAAGATATAACTAACACAGTCACTTTAACGATTGGAGCTTATATCAGTAATGATAGAGTTGCAGTTGATCAGATTTCTCTTGTAAATGTTTCAGATGGTCGAATTGGTGCACCTGGAAAGTCCACTCACATGCATTTTGCTTTTTCTGAAAAGCCTGATGGCTCTGACCTATCTTTGATTGATAATGGTCAGCGATACTACGGATACTATACGGATGAGCAAGAGTCAGGAAGTACTGATAAGACCATGTATAAGTGGTTTGATAGATGGGGAAAAATCAAGAGCGACAGAGAGGATATAGAAAAAATCCTTGATACAAAAGCTGACCAAGCACTCACTCAAGAGCAGTTGAATGCCCTTAACGAGAAATCGCAGATTTTAGAGGCTGAAATGAAAGCGAAAGCATCGATGGAGGCATTTAGTGAATTAGAAAAAGCATATAATGCTTTTGTGAAATTAAATGCAGACAGTCAAAGAAAATCTGAGTCCGATTTGGTTGAAGCAGGTAGAAGAATTGATTTGTTGACAACTCAATTTGGAGGATTAGCAGAGCTTAAAACATTCATTGATACTTACATGAAAAGCACAAACGAGGGCTTGATTATCGGTAAGAATGATGCAAGTTCTACTATCAAGGTATCAAGTGATAGGATCTCCATGTTTTCTGCAGGTAAGGAAGTTATGTACATTTCTCAAGGCGTAATAAACATTGATAATGGTATTTTTACTGCATCAGTTCAAATTGGGCGTTTTAGAACAGAGCAATACTATCTTAATAAAGATGTGAATGTCATACGATATATAGGAGGTTAAAAAAGAAAATGACTAAATTTATCAATTCTAGCGGTTCACTACACTTGAATATTTACATTGAACAAGTTAGTCAAGATATAGTCAACAACTCCTCAAGAGTTAGTTGGAAAGCTACTGTTGACCGTGATGGTGCTTACCGAACGTATACTTATGGTAATATTAGTAGCTTGTCTATATGGTTAAATGGGTCAAGTGTGCATAGCAGTCATCCAGATTTTGACACGTCAGGAAATGAAGTTACGTTAGCGAGTGGAGAAGTAACTATCCCTCACAATGGTGACGGAACTAAGACTTTTGCAGTATGGGCATCGTTTGACCCAAACAACGGAGCACATGGAAACATTACCGTATCAGCAAACTATACACTTTCAAGCATCTCTCGATCTAGTAGTGTAAGCGACAATGCTCTTTCAGGAAATAGGCAGCTCGGAAGTCCCCACACTCTCACTATTGACCGCAAATCTAGCTCATTTACTCACCAAGTATGGTATAGAGTGTTTGGTAGCGACTGGATTGATTTAGGGAAAAATCATACTACTAGCGTTTCATTCACTCCTCAGCTGGACTTGGCTAGATACCTTCCTAAAACAAGTTCGGGAGTGATGGATATATGTGTCCGAACATATAATGGAACTACTCAAATTGGAAATGATGTTTACTCAAACGGATGGTATTTTGAAATTCCGGAAAGCGTGAAACCTACATTTTCCAGTCTTACATTAACTGACATGAATACTGTCGCTAGGCAGCTACTGAGTGGAAATAACTTTTTACAGATTATTTCCGACATTCAGGTAGATTTTAACGGTGCTAGTGGTGCCTACGGTTCAACTATTACAGGATATCATGCTGAAATCGTCAACAAGAATCAGGTCACAACTAAAAATGGTGGTAGGCTTGGTATGATGAATTTTAATGGTTCGGCAACGATACGTGCTAGTGTGGTTGATAGTCGAGGCAGGCAATCAGATATTAGGGATATTACAATCAATGTTATTGAGTATTTTGCACCAGCTTTTAGTTTTACAGCTTTTAGAACACGTGAAACGCCTAACATTATTCAAATTGTCAGAAATGCTAAAATAGCCCCTATCACTTTATCAGGTAGTCAAAAAAATGTCATGACCCTATCATTCAAGGTAGCTCAATTAGGTAGTACAACTTTTACAGCTGATCATGGTAGCGCTTCGGGTAATTGGACAACTCAACACACCTTAAATAATTCAGCCGCTAACATGGCAGGTAATTATGTTGCAACCAAGTCATTTGTGGTCATAGGGACTCTATCTGATAAATTTACAAGTACAGAATTTACAGCCACAGTTGCAACTGAAAGTGTTGTCATGAGCTATGATAAAGATGGACGTGTGGGTGTTGGTAAAGTTGCAGAACAAGGTGGCGCTGGTTCTTTGGATGTCTTGGGTGACATTTATGCTAGAAATAAGCCTATTCAACAGTATCAAATCACTGACAATAACGGATGTGGGAAAATCATCAAACAGGATTTTAATTCTATGAAAAATACTGGCTTTTGGTGGATAGACGGCAACTCTCAAAATAATCCATTTGGGGCTTGGGGGATGTTGGAGGTTTTCAGACCTAACCCTAATTCACAGGAATGTATTCAACGCTTCACCACATCGTTTGGATATATGGCTGTTAGAGAGAATGGTTTTGATAACAACTGGAGGCCGTGGCGTTATCTAGTACAACAATCAAAATCCACTAATAACTCCGACTATGTAGCTCTGCTAAAATCAGAGAGCGAGCCCACACCTTGGAGAGACTTATCTTTAAAAAACGGATGGCAACATCATCCCGGATATACTAATGTGCAATACTCTAAGTCATTTGATGGAGTAGTTTACATTAGAGGATCAGCTAGAGGTGGGAAGATAGCTAGAGAAACAGTGATAACAACCTTACCAATCGGTTTCAGACCAACACAAGTATTATACCTATCAGCAATTAACAATAGCTATTCAATGGTAACTTTGGCTATCTTTCCAAACGGAGACATAGTTGTAAAAAATGATGTTGACTCAAACTGGCTTAACTTCGATAACGTTTCGTTCAAAATATAACAATCGTAAAAAATCCCTAATTATTAACGGATAATTAAACCATAAAGGAGGAAATGACAATGCTAAAAGTCACTAAAACACGTCAGCTGGTAGCTGAATTTTTCGCACAAGATGGCGACCAACAAAAATTGGTCAAAACTACTGTAGTCAACACAGACAATGAAGCTGTTTCAACAACATCCGAAACACTGCATGATCCTGATTTATACGCTAAAAATCGTATCAGTATGCGTAAACATGAGCAAGAGTTACGAGAAATGCGCTATAAGATTGAAGATGCTATTTTGGCAGAGCTAGAAACAGATGAACATAAAGAGTAGGAGGTGTGTATGCTAGAATACGAGCATTTAATTGTGCAAATTTTTCTCACTCTAATTCCTGTCATCGGTCTTTACTTCTCTATGAAAGATAAGGCTACCAAGCAAGAAAATCGTCTCACGATTTTAGAGAAAGACATCGAGAATCTGCACGAATTCAAAACATCAGCCAACAAACGGCTCGATAACCACGATGAGCAAAACAAGGCGATCTTGGTTCTAGCTGAGCAAGTAAAATCACTTGGTGAAGACGTAAGAGAGCTTAAAAATTTAATTCAAAATAAACAATAAAAGGAGAAATGCACATGATTAACTGGAAAGTACGATTTAACTTTAAAAATAAAACATTCTTATTGCGAGTGGCATTCGCACTAGCTTTGCCAATTCTCACATATTTCAATCTCAAAATGGAAGATTTGGTTAGTTGGGGAGTTATCTTTGACTTGCTAGGAAAATTTTTCTCAAACCCTTATCTTCTTGGTTTGACGATTGTAAATATTCTAAATATCATTCCAGACCCAACAACATCAGGAATATCTGATAGCAAACGTGCTCTTGACTATAAAGAACCAAGCGAAGATTAGGAGAAAACAATGAAGAAAAACGACTTATTCATCGACGTATCTAGCCACAATGGATACGATATTACAGGTATTTTGTCTGACATGGGTACACAGAATACTATTATCAAAATTTCTGAAAGTACAAGCTATATAAACCCTTGCCTGTCCGCTCAAGTTGAGCAATCAACCCCTGTTGGATTTTATCATTTCGCATGGTTTGGTGGAGACGTAGACGAGGCAGAAAGAGAGGCACGCTATTTCCTTGACAACGTGCCCAAGAAAGTTCAGTATCTTGTACTTGATTATGAAGACCATGCCAGCGACGACACACAAGCCAACACAAACGCTTGCTTACGCTTTATGCAGATTATCGCCGAGGCTGGCTATAAACCTATTTATTATAGTTACAAACCTTTCACGATTGCAAACATTGACTATCAACAGATTCTTGCTGAATTTCCTAATTCTCTTTGGATTGCGGGCTACGGCTTGAATGATGGAAACGCTGATTTTGAATACTTCCCATCTATGGACGGCATTCGCTGGTGGCAATACTCAAGCAATCCGTTTGACAAGAATCTAGTGTTACTAGATGACGATGAAGAAGATATTTTGATCAGAGAAAACACTAGTACAGACCTTGATACCGTAGCAAACGAGGTCATCCAAGGACTTTGGGGCAACGGACAAGAACGTTTCGATAATCTAACAAATGCCGGATATAATGCGCAAGCAGTTCAAGATACAGTCAACAACATTTTAAACGGCGAAACAACAAGTGACAGCGCTAATTCAGACCTTGATAGCGTAGCAAACGAGGTCATCCAAGGGTTATGGGGTAACGGTCAAGAGCGTTATGATAGCTTAACAAGAGCGGGATACGACGCACAAGCTGTGCAAGATAGAGTTAATAGTCTCTTGAATGGTGGAAATGATATTTCAGACCTTGATAGCGTAGCGAATGAGGTCATTCAAGGCCTTTGGGGCAATGGGCAAGAACGTTTCGACAACTTAACAACCGCTGGTTACGACGCACAAGCGGTTCAAAATCGAGTTAATGAATTGCTTTCTTAAAGATCTGACTAAAAAACCGGTATAAAATTAAAATATAGTACACTAGACCGCAGGCTCAGGCTTGCGGTTTTTTTGTTTGCTCTGAATCAAGAAAATATTTAACTGACCGACATCAATGTCGGTCACAAAGTTACAAAATAAATGGTTTGTCTGAAAAATTGACTTGTTGGCTTCAACAAATAGCTTTATAAAGCGCTTGGTTGCCAATTTTGTTGACGTTAACAAAATTGGCCTAAAAAAGGTTGGATTTAAAATCCAAGAAATGCAAATCGAATAAACGCATTTCAAATCCGTAAAATCATTTGCTTGGAAGAGTAGTGATTTTGTCAAAAACGCCATTTTGTTAATAATAGATCATTTTCATTTTTTGGTTATTGTCAAAAACGGTGTTTTGTTAAAAATAA